ACCGGTACCGGTCGTCGTTAGGGTTACGTTTGCCCCTTCGACCAGTTGAACGGAACCGCCAGAATTCGAAAGCGTGACCGTATGACTGGTCGCGTCCGAAGTATTCGCCAGCGTCTGGAGTTCGTTCGTTACCGAACCGTCGACTTCCGTCGCGCTGATCGTTAGGTTCGACGACGTCGCGGTAAGCGTTACGATTCCGCCTTCCGTAAAGGTTACGTCGGTACCGGTCGAGCTGTTCAGGGTTACGGGCGACGATGCTCCAGAGTACGAAAGATCGGTTCCGCCTCCAGACGAAGCCGCGATCGTAACAATCCCATCGGAGCCCGTACCCGTCGTCGTAAGCGTAACGTTTGCCCCTTCGACCAGTTGTACCGACCCGCCAGAGTTTGAAAGCGTGACCGTATGACTGGTCGCGTCCGAAGTATTCGCCAGCGTCTGGAGTTCGTTCGTTACCGAACCGTCGACTTCCGTCGAAGTTATTAACAGGACGTCGGTCGCTGGGTTATAATCCGTCGTCGTAATCCCAGCGCCGGAGAACGTGACCGTCTGGTTCGTTATCAGTTCCGTATCGACGTCGTCCGCCGCGATCGTCCAGCCAGTAACCGCCGAACCTGGGTTTAAATGGTACCAGGCCCCGGAACGCCAGCGATAAAGCGAATCGCAGGAATTAAGGACGACTTCGGACTGTTTGTCGACTGGAACGTAAACCGGTTTTGCGCAAGTATCGTATAACTGAACCCGAAACCCGGCTTTTATCCAGGACGCCAAGTCCCTGGAATATTCGTACCAATACCCCGAAGAAGTGTCGATTCCGACTTCGCCGTCGTAACATTCGTTTACCGGTATCGACGGCGGGCCGTTAAAATAAAAAATACCGGTACCCTTCGCGACCTGGGAAAATCCGGTCGACGCGATAAGGGATAAAACGACGGCGAAAAAAATCTTCTTCATTCGATAATTATTCGATTTCTGTTTTCTTCGGAAGTTCGATACCTGGTATCGTCGGAAGGGAAGGAAGTTTTATATCGATTTCGTCGAACAGACCGTCGACTTTACTTTTCGGGAACGATACCGGGTCGGCTTTATCGTCGATCGTCAGTCGCGAATTAAAGATTCCCAGACGGGAAGTCTTCAAAGGCCAGAACCAGATCGTCGGTTCCCCTGGTACGCCTTTTTCGTTCTGGACATACCATAAAACAAATAATTTGTTTGTGCTTTTACGTTTGTGAACTATCATAAAACAAAGTTTTTACCAGTAAGCATTCGCGGAATTATAAAGGGTCGTAACATTTTCCGACGTTTTCCAGGAACCGATTTCCTGGTAATAACCGTCGATCGTTCGACTGGAAAACGACCCGCCTCCGAACTTAAATTCGACTTCGGTCGTCGTCGAAGTCTGGGACGAACCGTTCGTCGAAGAACCGATCGAAGAACCGTTTTCGAAGACTTCGAACGTCGTTCCTGTTACCCGTCCGCACCAAATTGTTTGCGCGTCGCGGGTTATGTCGGCGCCCATACTTGCAGCCGTACTATTAAATTCGATTCTGGCGTTTCCGTCAGAATAAAGCCACCAATATTCGTCGCCCCCTGGGTCGTTCAGCGCAAATAAATAAGGGTCGGTCGGCGTCGACCCGACATACCCGACGACGTGAGCCGTACCGGCCTTCGTTCCGCCTCCGCCTCCGACGGCAGTAATTAAGTCGCTGATATCTGTCGACGCGTCCGTCCAAAAAAAGGCCCTGGGATGAGGACAATAAATCGCGATTCGTCCGTTAAGCGTTACCGTCGTTCCGGCGTTTACTATAATCGGAAGGTTATCGTTTGTCGTCGATTCGTTCCAGCCCAGCGCGTCCCGTCCGTTTCCAGACTGATCGTTCCAAAGTGGAACGTAACAGGTCGTTCCAGAACAAAAACTTTCTATTGACGCCCGATCTAAGGTATCGGCGACGTAACCGATCGACTGTTCGGCGTCGTCGCTTGCACGTCTAACGGTCAAAAGATCGCCGGTATAAGCACTATTTACACGACGTAACGAATAAAAGAATCCGGCGTCCGGTACCGTGTCCAGTAATCCCGTAAACGTTGACCCTCCGACCTGAATCGACGACGCGATAACTCCGATAACGCCGTTACCGGTAAACTGCCCAAACAAAGACCCGACGACGAATAAAAGCGCCGTTGTTAATTTGAAATGTCGCCAAATAAAAGCCATACGTTAGTATCAGTTTTAACGATAGAAGACGGGGAATTTTGAACGCGAAGTTTTGTCTTCGAATCCGCACTGTTTAAGGTTACGCCCGAACCTGGGGCGATCGTCGTTTGTCCGGCTCCGTATTGTACGATATTTATTATCGTCCCAGTCGGGAACGCGACCGAACTATTCGGCGGAATCGTAAGCGTATTCGCCGACGCGTTCGACATTGTTACAATTTTCCCGGCATCCGTCAGAACCAGGGTATAAGACGTCCCGGTCTGGGCGTTAAACGTTGTCGCTGTCGCGCTGACTGTTATCGTCGAACCCGATTCGGTTACCTGGATTCCCGTTCCGCCCGATATCGTTACGTTCGTACTTCCCGAAGTATTACTGGCGATCTGGCTGTCGTTCGAGCCTCCGGCAGAAACCGAAAGCGAACCTTCGTTCGTAACTGAACCGTCGACTTCGGCCGACCAGGTTCCGTTCCCTGTCCAGAATGTCGTCGCCGTTGCTCCAGTACCAGAATTAAGATTCGTAACTGGAAGGTTACCGGTAACGCCTGTCGATAAACTGACGTTCGTAATCGTATTCGACGCGCCGCTTATTGTCTTGTTCGTTAGGGTCTGGGTTAAGTTTTCGGCGACCAGGCTTCGCGTCGACGCCGCGCCCTGGTATGTTAGTTTTTCGGAATCTGTCCGATACCAGATATCGCCGGCCGTCAGGGAAGAAGGGTCGGACGAAACACCGGCAAGTCGAAAACCAGCTGTCGTTCCGTTCGCCTGGAAGGTCTTTTTTATCCCAGCCGTAACGCTTTGCGCTGTTGTTGTCGACATTACGTTCGTAAGCGTGTTATTACTGAACGATATCGTCTTATTTGTAAGGGTTTCGGTTCCGGCCAGCGTCGACAGCGTTCCAGTCGTCGGAAGTGTTACGGTTCCAGAACCAGCGACGGCAGCCGCGTTTAAAATTGTCGTGCCGCTTGTATTCCCGGCAATAATCAACTTACCGACATTCCCGGCAGCGCCGAAGGTCTTCGCGCCGGTAATAGTCTGAACGGCCGAAAGTATCATATCGCCGGAACCTCCAGTCGACGCGATCGTAACGATTCCGTCGGAGCCGGTACCGGTCGTCGTTAGGGTTATGTTTGACCCTTCGACCAGTTGGACAGAACCGCCGGAGTTTGAAAGCGTGACCGTATGACTGGTCGCGTTTGACGTATTGGCGATCGTCTGGAGTTCATTCGTTACCGAACCGTCGACTTCGGTTCCGGTAATCGTAATCGACCCGCCATTCGAAGACGTCGATTCGCTGATCGACAGAATACCGGCCGCGTTTATTGTTACCGCGTTGCCGGTCGACGTGTTCGTAATAATCGTCGACGACGTCGCGCCTCCAGCGCCGACGCCCAGGATTCCTTCGTTTGTAATCGAACCATCGACTTCGGTCGACGCGATCGTAACGATTCCATCGGAGCCGGTACCCGTCGTCGTTAGGGTTACGTTTGTCCCTTCGACCAATTGGACGGAACCGCCGGAAGAAGACAGGGTTACCGTGTGACTGGTAGCGTCCGAAGTATTGGCGATCGTCTGGAGTTCGTTCGTTACCGAACCGTCGACTTCCGTCGCGCTGATCGTAACGTTCGACGACGTCGCTGTTATCGTAACGATTCCGCTTTCGGTAAAGGTTACGTCGGTTCCGGTCGAACTGTTCAGAGTAACCGGCGAAGTCGACCCAGTAAAGGAAAGATCGGCCCCGCCTCCAGACGTCGCGGCGATCGTAACGATTCCGTCCGACCCGGTACCGGTCGTCGTTAGGGTTACATTCGCGCCTTCGACCAGTTGAACAGAACCGCCGGAGTTTGAAAGCGTGACCGTATGACTGGTCGCGTTTGAAGTGTTCGCCAGGGTCTGGAGTTCGTTTGTTACCGACCCGTCGACTTCGGTTCCGGTAATCGTAATCGACCCGCCGTTCGAAGACGTCGATTCGCTGATCGATAAAATACCGGCGACGTTTACCGTTACGTCGTTACCTGTCGACGTGTTTGTCGTCAGGGTCGACGACGTTGCCCCTCCAGCGCCGACGCCCAGGATTCCTTCGTTTGTAATCGAACCGTCGACTTCGGTCGACGCGATCGTAACAATCCCATCGGAACCCGTACCGGTCGTCGTTAGGGTTACGTTTGACCCTTCGACCAGTTGTACCGACCCGCCCGAATTCGAAAGCGTGACCGTATGACTGGTCGCGTCCGAAGTATTCGCCAGGGTCTGGAGTTCATTCGTTACCGAACCGTCGACTTCGGTCGCGCTGATCGTCAGGTTCGACGACGTCGCTGTTATCGTAACGATTCCGCTTTCGGTAAAGGTTACGTCGTTACCCGAAGAACTTACCAGGGTAACCGGCGACGATGCTCCAGAATACGAAAGATCGGTTCCGCCTCCAGACGTCGCCGCGATCGTAACGATTCCGTCGGAACCCGTACCCGTCGTCGTAAGCGTAACGTTTGCCCCTTCGACGAATTGAATCGACCCGCCCGAAGAAGACAGGGTTACCGTGTGACTGGTCGCGTCTGACGTATTGGCGATCGTTTGGAGTTCATTCGTTACCGAACCGTCGACTTCCGTACCGGTAATCGTTATCGACCCGCCGTTCGTCGACGTCGATTCGCTGATCGATAAAATACCGCCGACGTTTACAGTTACGTCGTTCCCGGTCGACGTGTTCGTAATGATTGTCGAAGACGTCGCCCCTCCAGCGCCGACGCCCAGGATTCCTTCGTTCGTTATTGAACCATCGACTTCGGTCGCGCTGATCGTCAGGTTCGAAGAAGTCGCCGTTATTGTAACGATTCCGCTTTCGGTAAAGGTTACGTCGTTACCCGAAGAACTTACCAGGGTAACCGGCGACGATGCTCCAGAATACGAAAGATCGGTTCCGCCTCCAGACGTCGCCGCGATCGTAACGATTCCGTCGGAACCCGTACCCGTCGTCGTTAAGGTTACGTTCGCACCTTCGACCAGTTGAACAGAACCGCCGGAGTTTGAAAGCGTGACCGTATGACTGGTCGCGTCCGAAGTATTGGCGATCGTCTGGAGTTCATTCGTAACTGAACCATCGACTTCGGTCGCGCTGATCGTCAGGTTCGAAGAAGTCGCCGTTATCGTAACGATTCCCCCTTCCGTTATCGTTACGTCGTTACCTGTCGAACTTGCCAGGGTTACCGGCGAAGTCGACCCAGTATAAGAAAGATCGGTCGTCCCCCCTCCAGTCGACGCGATCGTAACGATTCCGTCCGACCCGGTACCGGTCGTCGTTAGGGTTATGTTTGACCCTTCGACCAGTTGTACCGACCCGCCAGAATTCGAAAGCGTGACCGTATGACTGGTCGCGTCTGACGTATTGGCGATCGTCTGGAGTTCATTCGTTACCGAACCGTCGACTTCGGTCGAAGTGATTAACAGAACGTCGGTCGCTGGGTTATAATCGGTCGTCGTTATACCGGCCCCTTCAAATTTTACCGTCTGGTTACTGATAACTTCGGTATCGGCGTCGTCCGCGTCTATCGTCCAGGCTTCGTTCGTTACCGAACCGTCGACTTCGGTCGCGCTGATCGTCAGGTTCGACGACGAAGCCGTTATCGTAACGATTCCCCCTTCCGTAAAAGTTACGTCGGTTCCTGTCGAACTTGCCAGGGTTACGGGCGACGATGCTCCAGAATACGAAAGATCGGCCCCGCCTCCAGACGAAGCCGCGATCGTAACGATTCCATCGGAACCCGTACCCGTCGTCGTTAAGGTTACGTTCGCACCTTCGACCAGTTGGACAGAACCGCCAGAGTTTGAAAGCGTGACCGTATGACTGGTCGCGTCTGACGTATTGGCGATCGTCTGGAGTTCATTCGTTACCGACCCGTCGACTTCGGTACCGGTAATCGTAATCGAACCGCCATTCGCCGACGTCGATTCGCTGATCGATAAAATACCGGCGACGTTTACCGTTACCCCTGTCGCGCCTGACGTATTGGAAAGAAGCGTCGAAGACGTGGCCCCTCCAGCGCCGACGCCCAGGGTTCCTTCGTTCGTTACTGAACCGTCGACTTCGGTACCGGTAATCGTAATCGACCCGCCATTCGTCGACGTCGTTTCGCTGATCGACAGAATACCGGCCGCGTTTATTGTTACCCCGGCAGCGCCGGACGTATTACTGGTAAGGGTCGAAGACGTGGCCCCTCCAGCGCCGACGCCCAGGATTCCTTCGTTCGAATCCGACAGATCGCCGGTATTTTCGATAACATTACCGGACGTAATATTTATACCAGTCCCAGCCGTATAAGTAACGACTTTGTTTAAGTGGCGCCAGGCCCCGGAACGCCATCGATAAAGGGAATCGACGTCGTTAACGACGACTTCGGATTCTTTGTCGGCTGGAGCCCCGGAAGGTGCCGAAGACCCCGCCAGTAACTGAATACGGAAACCGGCCAAAATCCAGCCAGCCCCGTCGCGACTTCTTTCGTACCAGTAACCGGACGCGGTATCGATAGCGACTTCGGCGTCCGTATTTATGTCGATACTGTGCGTCGGGGCTCCGTTCGTGTAAACAATGCCCGAACCTTTAACGATCGCCTGGGAAAATAAAAACGTCGGCGAAATTGACAGGAAAAACGCGATCTGGAAAATTCGTTTCATTTATGGAATAACTTTTTTCGTCCCGTATGGCCAGCCCAGCGTATTGTCGGACGACAGATAATAAAAGTACCCAGACGACAGCCCTCCAGTAATCGCGGCCGCGTCGTTCTGGTAATAAGGTAAAGTCGAATCTTCGCAACAGGTCGGCGGGTCGCCGGAACTGGTCGACGTCGTCGAAACCATTCTTTGAATGCCTTCGGGCGCGCCGTAAGGATTCGAAACCGTTACCGTATAAAATTCGCCGGTCGACAGCCCTCCGATAATCGCCGTCGGGTCGTCAGTATAAGAAGGAAGTACCAGGTTGCATTCCAGGGTATCAGTCGGCGACAAGTCCGCGCCGATCGCTTTAACCCAGCCGTAAAGAAGACCGTATTCGTTCCCCTGGGCCAGAACGTATTCCCGTCCTGCAGGAACCCCGTTAAGGGTCGCGACCTGGTCGGAAACGTAAACTTTAATCGTAATCGCGCAGTCGTACCCGCAACCGATAACGACTTTATAAAGTCCGGTCGGAAGGGCGAATGTATTCCCGGCAGCCAGTAAGTACGTCTTTCCTGGAGTAAGCCCGTTCGCCAGCGCGTCTTCGTCGTTCAGGTAATAAGGTAAGTCGTTTAAAAGGTCGGTAATCGCAACTTTCGACGGGTACCAGTGCGACCCGTTCCAGTTTAAAAACATTGTCGTATCGGCTCCGAACTGTCCGATCGTTACCGGGTTCCCTGGAGAACCGTCGCCAATAATCGGAGTATCGACGGCGACGCTGTTCATCGACCCGCCCAAAGAACAGAAACAGGTCGTCGAATCGACAAAATCTTCCATCGTCGCGAAGGGCGTCTGGAATAAAGCGATCGTTACCTGGTCGGGGTTTGGTATCTGTTCAAGAAATTGAACGCTTTCGTTCTGGTACCTTTTAATCGTATAAGGTTCGTCTATCCATTTGTAAGGCGTTCCGTTCCTTCGAATTAAAAGTCCATGAAAAGACCGCGATACCAGTAAATTATTATTCGGACAAATGTCGCAAGTATCGCCGGTAAGGTGAGCGCAAACACATTCGAACGTGAAAGTCTGGCCGGTAAGTGAACCAGCCAGACCCATTATAATAAGGCACGATAAAGACAAAAGTCGAAACATCGGTTTCCAGAATTCGAACGCGAAGTTCAGTTTACGCGAATACCTGGACGCAATTCGAACGCTCCAGATAAAATTTTACAAGGCTGGCGCCGACCAGGTAAAACGTCGACTGGGCTGGAGCCCCGGCGATCGTTACGTTATAGGTCTGGGAACCGCCCGAACCCGTCGTCGTAACCGTAACGCTGTCGTATGTGATACCCTGGTTATCCAGTGCGCCTTCGACAGCTGTTTGAACGTCGCCCGACGTTGTCGTCCCGGGCGTAATCGTTCCCAGCGATTCGGTCGCGCCGTTTATGTGGAGTTCAGAACCAGCGCCAGCGGTGAAGTCCAGGACAGCGAAGTCGCAATTCCCTGTTTTGTCGCAAGCGGCCGTAAAGGTTACGGTACCGCCAGACGTTACCAGGGAAACGGGAACGATATCGCCCGTAAGTACGACGTCCAGCGTCGCGCCAGCATCGGTAACGGTTACCCCTGGGAAGTCGCCCTGGTCGTCTTCGTAATACCCGATTTCGTAAAGCGCGGCTTCGATCGCGGCCTTTACATTTTCGGCGGTTTCGGCTCCAGCGATCGACAAAGGAACGACAGTCGCGACGCCCTTTTCCAAAAGATTAAGCGCCGAAACGCTGTTCGCCTGGGTATAAGACGTCGTGTTTTGACATTCGACGGCGTCGTCGCCGCAGCAACCCAGTTCCCCCCGTGTCGTTTTGAGCAGGTTGTCCGGGTTCTGATCTGGGACAGAATTTTTTCGTAACATGGTAAAACTGATTTTAAAATTTAGTTAATCGGCTGTTCGCCGTCGATTTGTGCGTAATAATTCGCGACTTCCTGGTCGCCCCAGTACCCCTTCGGGCAGTGAGTTATTTCGTATCTTAATTTTAAAGGGTTCCAGTTCTCCAGGGCTTTCGTTTTCGCGTCGACGTAACATTTACAAACTTTACAGCGTCGCGATTCGTGGTCGAATAATTTACACGCTTCGCAAGTTGCCAGACGTTGTTCCGCGATTTCAGGTTCGACCAGGGTCGTAACCAGGGTTTTTAAAGCAAGTAAGGCGGCGGCCCTATCGATAAAGTTCATACGTTCAGGATTAACGAAAGCCCCAGCGTCGCGAATGTCGGGACGGTGTTTCGCAACCCTCCAGACATACCGGGAACGGAAGTCCCAGAGTTTCGGCGTTCTTTGTTAGCCATCGTAACATATTATCGGTCGTTCTTTTGATCTGTCCGTCCAGCTTCGCCGACGTTTGGATAATTTCCGCTTTGTTCGCCGACCTGAAACCAGAACCGTCGCCCTGGTTTACGGTAAGCCCCCCGGCTCCAGATCGATAAGTCGTAAAGATTAAAGAAGCGTCGTACACCTTCAAAGCCAGTAAAAACCGAAGATATCCTGTCCAGAGTTGATTCGACCCGGCATCGGTGAACCGTTCGAACGCTGTCCAGTCAGACCCCGAAACGATCGGGTCGGTCGTATTGGAATTCGCTGTCGATTTAAACGTACAACCGTTCCGAATAACCAGGTCGTCCAGGGAATACGAAACGTTCGGGTCGTATTCAGAAACCGAAGAAGGATAAGTCGTTAATTTCGAAACCAGGTAATCGTAAAGGGTCGTTCCCAGGCATTCGTCTGCGAATTCCTGTTCGATTTGTGGTATCAGTTCACAAAAAGACGACGTCGGGTAATCGAAACCCGCCGGGCTATATTTGAGAACTTCGAAAGGCGTTATTAAATCCATCGTTACGCGTTTTCTTCCTTTGGGTCGTTTGGATTGTTATTCGGGTCTGGGGCCTGGTTCGGGTCTGGATTCTGGTTCTGGGCCTGGGGCTGATTTGTCGACTGGGTCTTTCCGCTTTTGTATTCCTCCAGGGAAGACGATATCGGCGGGGCAAAAGCGATCGAATAAACGTTCGCTTCTTCCTGTCCCATAAATGACCAGCCGGCCGATAAAATGCTGTTCGTAAAGTTGGTAAGTTCGTCGTGCAGTTCGTCGATAACCGGTTCCATGTTTAACAGGTAATCGGACAGATAAACGTCGGTCGAAAACCCCGACGAAACTTCCTTTCCCATAAAACGCGGCGTTACCATGTGAGCGCGAAAAATCTTTTCTTCGCTGATTTCGCCCGTTACCTGGTACCAGGCTTGCTTCATATTCGGCGAAACCTGGAAAACAAACATCGGACGCGAACCGTAAGGTCTGGAAACGACCATTACCGATTGCGGGTCTTCGCCTTTGTTCGTGTAATTTTCTTCGAACTGATCGACGAACCCGTCGAACCCGTTCTTCTTCGCCTTTTCATTCTCCAGCGCGGCGGAAAATTCCGGGTCGTCGTCTTCCAGTTCGACGATAAGTCGTCCGGTAAAGTCAGACGCCGCGGCTTTAACCAGATAAATCGCGTCCTGGATTTCGCGGTATTTGTAAATATCTGCCCCCGTACTGGGCGGACGCCCGTACCAGGTGTAAGACCCGCTTTTTAAGTGAAACATTGTCCGAAGAACCCCGTCGTCGTTTACGAATAAAGGGTAAATCGGTACTTCCCTGGGCGGGTTCTTTTCCAGGTATTTATCTTCCCAGACCGGCGATATCGCGACGATCTTCGGCTTTCCTGGTTCTGTATTGAAATAAAGAACGTTCGTCGTTTTGTGAGCGCGAAGGAAGATTCGGGTCTGTCCGCCTTCCGTAGCGATCGACATTTCGACAAATGCGTTACCAGTGGCTTCGTACTGCCAGCCGATACGTCGGTGAAAAGAAGAAATTCCCCCTTCAAATTCAAAGAACGTTTTTAACTGATCGACGAACGCGATCGCCTCCGCCGGTGTAACCTCCGCCAGTTCTTCCCCCGTTTCGAATTCAGGGTCGACAGACCGAACGATTCGGGCCTTCCCTCCGACCGCGTACTTTACTTTTTTCTTAATCGCGGCCGAATTCGTCGGGGAAAGATTCGCCAGTAAAAGGTACCAGGTCAAAAGACTATGCCCGGAACTGGCTGTTTTGCCAGCATACGGAACCAGGTTGTAATCCTTAAAAATCTTTTTTAACGTCCTGGTATCTTTTACTTCCGACGGAATCGGATTTTCAAGTCGGAACAAATGATCGACCCGCTTCGCCCGACGTTTGAATAAGTCCCGTTTCGGGTTCGTTGCTTCGTCAGGTTCGCAACAGTCCAGATTTATAACTTCCGACATTCGTTACCGATTTTAAGTTTTCGTCATTGCCGAACCCGCTTCGTCGACTTCTTCGACAAAGGGGTGCTTTTCATTTTCGAACAGGTACTTTAAATCGGCCTGGGTGGCCCCTGGTACCGACTTCGTAATTTCCGGCCCGGCTTTCGACGCTTTCTTCGTAACGGTAACAGACTTACCCGAAAGCGCGACGGCGACCTTTTCCGTACCGCGAACGACAAGCGTTACCGCGTCGGGATATCGGGCCAGTTTATCGGCTTTAACCTGATATTTTTTAGCCATTTCATTAAGCGTTTGAAATGAATTGTTAAGGTTTCGATCTTCCCGATCGTTTACAGCGCCAAAATAGCGGCGTCGTCCAGATCGGTCGTCAGCGTGAACGAATTCGAATTCCCCGTAATGTTAAATTCCATACGGGCTTCGTTCTGTGTCGTGTCGGTATTTACGTTCGGGATAATCCGCGTATTCCGGTTCTGTGTACGCTCCGGCGCGCCAGTGGCGGCAAGGGCTTCGAATCCCTGAACCAGACGGGTACCGTTCGCCAGGACGTGAATAAAGACGACGTCGCAACAGTCTTTGGCATTGTTCGCGGCATCGACATAAGCGGCGGTAATCCCTTTAAACTTGACGAACGCGGCCTGTTCATTACTGAACCGGTTGTTATTGACGCTGCCCGTCTGGTTAAAGTTTGCGGTTCCGTCGCCGTCGTAAACGTATTCTTCCCAAAGTCCGACGCTGGCCATCGTAAAGTTTGTAATTACTCCGGCGGTAATCGTTACCGAAGTTATGTCGGACAGCTTACAGCCGAACGACTTAACGATTCCCCCCTGGTTCGGGGTGCAGTCGGTAACGCTGTTTATACCTACTAAGGTGCAAGCCATATTTTAAAAATTGTAATGTTAAACGGATAAGATTTACTTCGTTCCTGGTTCCTCCAGGTTTACGGGTGCAGGATATTCGACGCCATTACGCCGAAGTCGGTGTTCGCTATGCCAGCGCCCCAACGGAACCCGGTTGTCATGTAAATTTTACCCTTGTCTTTCAGCATCTGGCTTTGCTCCAGGATAAGACCCATGCCTTCCCATTGACGAAGATCGGCGACGTCGTGAAGGATGCCGAAAACGCCGGGCGAAAAGATTCCAGCGCGGTGCGACTGGGCTCCAGTGATCGCGTCGAAACGTGCCGGAGCGTCCCAGCGAACGACGGGCATATTATCGTAAAGAAGGACGTTTCGCATAAGACGGGTCGTACCGTCAGCAGTTTCCAGCGTGTAACGGTAAGCCAGTTCGTTCGTTCCTGCCTTCGCGGTAATCCAATCTTTGTAAGCCTTGAAAATGTCCTTCGTTACCAGAATAATCGGGAAACGTGGGGCGCCGTTAATCGACATACCCGTGTCGATCATTGTTTGAAGGTCTGACGACGCTTCGGCTTTCAGCATTTCGAACAACGCGATAACGTCGCCGGTATAAGCGCCGGTCGTAATGTTCAGATCGCTTTCGGGAATGTCCAGGTTATAATAAGGTTCGTTTTTCGCGGCCAGCGCGTCCAGTTGCGTAATTACTCCGCCACATTCGACGCTTAACATTTGGTCGACATAATCTTCCCATTCAGGAACCCCGACCCGGTAAAATCCTTCGTTGTTCGCCTGGGTAATAAGCGGGTGATTCGCATAATGGTAAAGGTCGAAGAACGAATTACCGATACCCTGGTAAACCTTTACCATCATTTGAGCCAGTAAGTCTTCCAGCGCCGGCGTCATATCGCGGACGGTATGTCCAGGGCCGAACAGACGTTCGAAACAGGTGCCTAAAAATGTGTCCAGACACTGTTCGCCGTCGTATTCTTCGGCGCAGGTCGGAAATTCGTCGATATTCAGACGAACCCCGCCTTTCGGGTTCCAGGTACAGCCGTTCTTCCGGTTTGAAAGGACGTGTTTCGGAGTATTGAAAGAACCGAAACGACCTTTAAGATCGGAGCCCAGGACGACGTCGCCGTAAAGGCCCAAAGCGCGGGCATACTGGTCGGTTTGTACGACGGAAATATTTTCAAAAATCGTAAGCGCGGATTCCGTTTGTACAGTTATACGCCGACCGGCATCGGTTGCGGTGAGGCCGAAGCCTCCTTCGATCATTGGCATAATTCAAAAAAATTTTAAAATGTGTTTGTAAATGAAGACTGGGTTCTTTACCGCGCCGGTCGTCAAATATTTTTATCGTCAGTTCAGGGGCTGACGGGTAACCAGACCTTTGAGGGCCTTCGACTGGATAACGTGGACTTTTACGCCGTCGTTACCTTTTCCGACTTTCGTCGCGTCGTGTTCTTCGCCCTGGTCGGTTTCTTTTTCTTCTCCAGCGCGAAGACTGGCGATCTTACCTGACAGTCGATCGGTTTCTGTTTTATGCTGGGTTTTCAGCGCGTCGATCGCGTTCGCCTTTTCGCCGATTTCGGTTTGAAGTTCTTCGATACGATCGTCCTTCGCCGCGATCTGGCCTTCGGCCTTTTCTGCCCGGGCCGTTAGGTCGGTAACGCTTTGTTCCAGGCCCGTAACCTTTTCTGTAAGTTTCGTAACCTGGTCTTTCAGATCGCCGACGGCTTTCGTCGCGGCTGCTTCCAGCATTTTCGATAAAGGTTCGGAACCTTCGATTTTTGCGTGAACGTCGGTTTCGGTGGCCGTGTCCGCGTCAAGTTCAAAGAAGGAAACCAGCCCTTCCATAATTTGGGAATACAGTTTCGAATTTTTGATTTCGAATTTCATGTTCGTAAAATTTTCCCCTTTCGGGTTAATAGTTTTTTAATAGGGAATTGACCCGCTTAACTGCGAACTGTAAATTCCCGATTGCGTCAACAAGCCCCCGACGTTTCGATTCCTTCGCGTCGAAGACAGCCCCCGAAAGGGTTTCTTTTATAAAGTCCCGTTCGCCCCTTAACGGACGGTCGGATTTAATTTCTTCGTGGAATTGACGGGTTAAGACGTTAACCCGTTCCTGGAGGCCGGAAAAGTCGCCAGCGAGCGCGGCGCGGAATTCCTGGTTCTTTTTGGGAACATCGGCCCCGTAAATGTCCGTAAACCGTTCCCGGTACTTGTTTAAGATTTTGGTATCTAAGGTTAACATTGTTCCGATCGAACCGAATTCGGCGCGATCATTTGAACCGATAATTTCGTCGGTTCCTGCCAGGGCGCGATAAGCGGCGGACGCTGCCAGGTGAGCGAACCCGACGACGGGTTTATTCCTTTCGCTGATCGCTGACTTTATGACCGTTCCGGCAATTGATTCGCCCCCGCCCGACAGGGTTTCGATAATTACCCCTTTTACGTTTTCATTGTGGAAAGCGTTACGAAGGTCGGACGCCATACGATCGGCGCCAGGCGAAGAAAGCCCGCTTTGTGTTCTCATTACCCCGTTTAACTTTAACAGGGCGATCGACCCGGGCGGCGTTTCCTCCAGATTTTGAATATCCCAGCGATCGACAAAACGATAAGAAGATTCGGACGGAACGATCAGTTTCGGAAGACATTCTTTACGCCGTTCCTTTATTTGTAGATCGTCAAAAGTGAACCCAGCCCTTAACATAAGGACTTCTTGCATATACCGGTTAAACTCCGAAAGCGCGAAGTCGAATTCGATTTCCAGCATTTCGGACGTAATAAGGAAACCTTCGATATCGCGATTAAGGCGAAGATCGGTCGCTTCCTGTTCGATATTTTCAGACGATACCGGCATAAACCTTTTACCGCAAAGAAAAGACCGATATCAGTCAGACGCGGGGCCTGGGGCCTTTACGCGTCCGAAAAAGTTGGACGTTATTTTTTTAAATGGTATTGAATCGTCGATTTCGGAAGACCGTATTTTATTTCCAGCTGTCGGAGAGACAGCCCGTTCGATTTATCGAAGACGATTAAGGGAAGGACGATTTCGTTATACTTCCATCGACAAAAAGTATCTTTTACAGACTTCGGAAGGTCTTCGTACTTTTCGACCGTCGACATTTTCAAATGCCGCGCCAGTCGTAAGGTCATAAGTTCGTAACGTTCCCGAAAACGTTCTTCCTTCGTGCGTTTATCTTCCATTTATTCGGCCTTTTTCTCCAGGAATAACCCGATTCTTTCTTTCTGGTCTTTTCGAACTTCGACAAAAGTTATGCCGAAGGCCCCCTGGTATTCGAAGTAAGTCTTACCGGTTACTTCCGTAAGTAACGATTTCCTTCGTAAAAGGTCGATAACTTCCGAAGGACAAAGTAAGACGACGTTCCCGGTTTCGATATCAGTTTTAAAAGATTCTGCAGAAACCAGGGAACAAATTTCGATACTTGTCTGAATCCATCGTTTAACCCTGTTCTTTCTTATCTTCATTCGGTTTTTTGATATGTCCGTTTTCGATGCCCCAGGTAAACCAGCGACGAACCGCGTCTGTTTCGCAGCAATAAAATTCCCTTGAAAGTTGGTGTTCGTTGTGTATCGCCATAAGTTGGCCCCAGGAACGACGTTCGAACAGATCAATAACTTCGGCGTGTTTATCTTCCGGCAATTTTGAAAAGTCCCACATTGGAATTAAAATTTTCGGTTCGTCCGGTAACGGGTTAATTACCAGGTCGGCCCAGGGCGGTAACCCTTTTCGGATATCCGCGATCTTACCTTTCGGTAAAGGGTCGACGATAATATCGTAATCGCTTTCGACGACTTCCTTCTTTCGTAATACCTGTCGCATACGACGAATCTTCGCGCCCGACGTCGGGTCGACATATTCCCCCGTTACCCGACTTCCTGTCGCGTAAACGTCGCGACCAGGGAAGAAGGACGCCAGTTCTTCGAATTTCGTTCGTATGTACTGGGGCAGCCGACCGAACGTCCTGGACGCCCGACTTTCTGCCAGTGCCTGGGCGGACGCTACCAGGTTCGGGTCGATATCGCCGAACTTTTCGTATTCGACCGAATTCCGCCTGTCGGCTTCCCTGATCGCCCAGTTCCAGCGTCGAAGGTTGTCCAGGGTCGGGTCGAACGCTTCGTTATTACCTGGGTGAAGGGCTTTAAACCTTTCGAATAAGTCTTTTATCTGATCGTCGGTCGACATTGTAAACGGTTTTAATATTCGGTTGTCGGAACACAATTTTCAGGAACGCCGGTAAACGAAGAACCGTAACCCATATCGTCGAACCCGGCCTGGAAAATTGCCTGTTGCTGGCTGTCCTGGGTATAAATATAACCTTCCGAACCTCCGACGGTAATCGTAATCGAAAACGGAACGCAAGCCAGATTTTTAATTTTAAAGTACCGAAGTCCCTTTTCTGGGTGAACCCTGGTCGAATACGAAAAAGAAAAATACGGCGCGCCGATACCGTTCAGCACGTCGACCAGGTTCGTAACGTATGGTTTCCCCCCGATATCGATTATCTTAATCAGTCCCAACGCGACCGGCGCGGTAAGTTGTTCGATACCATCGACGACGAAGGAAGATATTAACCAGGAATTTAAAGTCGACTGTCGAACGTTATACCCTAAATCCTGATAATATTCACACGTTTTAAACTGACAACCGCAAGGAAGATCGCAACAGTCCGTTTCCGACGGTTCGACGAAGAACGTAACCGGCGTCGGAAGATCAGAATTCCCGGCCGCGAAGTCCCTTACCGCTTGCATCGGCGCGACGATCGGAATTCCGCGAAGTCTGAACCGGTAAAGATTTCGGAAGTCGTAAGAAAAGTAATCCTTCGTTTTCATACGAAGAAGAAGATCGACGGTATTCCCGTTACGGTTGTCCTGCGTATAACCAAGATAAAAGACGGTAAAAAGATCGACGCCTGTCGACCCGAAAACGAAGTACGGCGTAACCGTCGGCGTCGGAGTTAATTCGCGGGTCGGAAGGTTTGAAGCGTAACCAAATTCTTCGACAAGTCCGTCCCCTCCAGGGTTCGGCGGATAATCAAAAAAGAATGTCGAATAAACACTGGCGGACGTAATCGGCGCCGGGTTTATCTGTTGAACTGGGTCGTATGCGTAAAGAACCCTTTTTCCCAGGTTGAAAGAACGATTCCCTTCGGTATTATCCCAAAGACGGGGCAAATATGGTAAGGGGTTTCGACTTCCGGCCCCGCTTGCTATGTCTGACGGTACCCCCTCCAGCGTCGGTTCGATAAACGGGTTCTTTATTTCTTCGATACCGTTCGGAAAGTCGACGCTGTTTAATAGCGTCCGACTGTGCGCTGGCTCCAGTAAATTAAGGCTTTTGATATAAGCGTCCGTCGTGTCTTTGAACTGAAACCGCGTATATCTTTTAAGGTTCGGACGTATTGGTTTCGTCTGAATCGAACCAGGAACGACCAGGTCTTCCAGGTCAACGATCGGCGATTCCCGAAGAAGGAATCCAGGGGCTGTTCCAGACCAAAGTTTCGACGTTTTATTCGGGTAAATCGTAACTGTCTTCGTTTCCCAGTCAGTATTTAACCGACCGTTTACCAGGTGCAAAAACGCTTTTAACCAGTCCAGAATCGACATATCGTCGGAAACACATTCCGAAACGGTTACGATATCGTCGGTAAAAAGGGAATCGTTCGCCGGAGTAACTGTAAAGTAAAGACCCGGTTCGACCTTGAATCCTGACGTCGGTAAAACATTGATATGAACGACGCCGATCTGTCCAGGTTTAAGGGTAACCGTTTCTTCGTATGTTACCGACTGGGTTTCGTTTGCGTCGAATTGTACCAGAAAGGCGTCTTCCGATATCTGTTCGCCCGTAAAATCGTAATCTGCCCCGTTTTGCTCCAGTTCCATAATCGAAAACCAGGCCGGGAAGGGATTCGGACGATCGTTAAAAAAGTCGCCTTTAAGGTAAAATTTATATTTGAGCGCGACCCCTGTTACGTTACGAAGTCCGCAATAAGTTTTACCGGCGACGGTAATATGTGTACCGGTAAGACCGAACGCCAGATCGGTAAACCGAAGGAAGTCAGCCCCCCCGATATTCGGCAGCCATTCGTATTGCGTATAATTTCGACCGATAACCCGACCGCCGCGATTTGAAGCGATAAAGTAATCCGGTCGAAGGTCGTAAACCCAAAGACGACGAATGTCGTCCAGGTCGAACAGTACCGATTCCAAGTTCCAACCGATTCGACAGAACCCAGCGCGAAGAATATAAATCCAAGAAAGCCAGGGTCGGAAGTCTTCGACCGCGACCGCCTTAAATCGTCCGATCGAACCCTGGGGCGCCTCCGACAGATCGACCCAGCCCCCATAATCGACCAGGGGCCAGTAATAGGGCCTTTGTCCGGTATTCGGGTCGGTGTAATCGCCTTCGTAAGCGGGCGTCGTCCAGTTTCCGATTATCGCCGTCTTTGACATTGTGAACGACCCGAAGTCCAGTTCGTTCGTCTTTAACTGGGACGACAGTTCGACCCAGTGATCGGGCCGACGGGAAAGTTCGACTTCCCATTCGGATTTTTTGTCGTCCCGACCTTTTATCTGGAGGCGATCGAACTGGAGGCCGTGACCGTCGACTTTTACCTGGACGGTATAAAATACCGTTCTGTTATCCAGGGTAAGCGGCGTTTTGTACGCTCCGAATACAATGTTATTCGTATCGGTATAAGGAAGACCGAAGCCCAGGATTCCTTCGACCTTTATCTTTCCCAGGACAGACAGCGATAAAACGTCCTTCGATAGACGAAGCGAAAAGTCGACAGGAAGGTCTAAATCGACCGTCGTCTTTCCTTCAAAACGCGCCGAAACCTCCGGCGGTAAATTGGTAACCTGAATTTCGATATTATCGGCGTTCATTCAATACGCTTTAAAATAAACTGTTGCTTTTCCCCGTCGGGAAGTGTTACCCATACGTCGGCCACGTCGCCGCAGTCGTCAACGAAATTAAATTCCCAGACTTCCGGTTCTGGAGTGTGTACGACGAACGTATTATCGTCGCCGATATCGTAAGGATAACAGAAAAGGGTTTCCCCGAAATATTCAGGAAGTTTTCGACAGTTCGTATTCGACGAAATATCGTATTCCCATTTAAAACCGACAGTCGTTACCGTTTCCCATTTTCCCAGGAAAGACGGCTTCGGTTGTTTGTGACAGCCAAGCGTTAAAAGCCCGGCGAAAAATACCAGGTAAAGGATTTGTTTTTTCATGCCTGTAAACGTTTTTCGGAACTGGATTGCGCCGGTATGTCCTGCGAATAAGCTTCCAATTCGATTTTAATTCCGACGCCGACTTCGTTAACCTTTATCGCGCCGGGTGAAATGATGATTTTTTTTGCCAGTGGCTGACCGTCGTCGTCGGTAACCTTTATCCACCTTTGCGGAGACTTCCGAAGATCGGTAAGCCAGCGACGGTTCGCGTCTGTTCGCTGGAGTTCCGCCGAAAGCGTGTATTTTGTATAACTCCGAAGACTTACCAGGGTTCGACCGCCGTACTTCGCCCGATCGGAGCGATCAGTTCCGCAAGGTATTCCGATTTGTACTTCGTTCCCGTCCTGGACGACTTCGATCTTATCGATCTGAACGTCGAAGGTATCGATACCGCCGGGAGAATTAAGGAAGTAAAGGTCGGTATGTGATTCGCAAGCCATAACAGGAACGAACCCGATATATTCGGTCGCATTAAAGTAAATGTCGTTTGGGTCTGCGGTATTAACCCCGACGACCTGAACTTCGTACTTTAAAATCGTCGTAAGATCGACCGCGAACTGGTCGACCAGGAAGGACGGCGATACGTTGAAATTAACAGGCTGGTGCCAGGAATGTGCGTCCGATACCCCGTCGTTAACGATAAAGTTATAAATCGTCCCGACCGTTCCGTCCAGGTTATAAGTAACGAATCGGGCCTTTAACGAATATTGCCCAAAATCTTCCTGCCAGCTGTTCAGCATCCAGAGCCAGACGAAGGAATCCGTTCGAACTTTCGTTTCCTTCGGCTGGTACGTTAAAAATTCGGCGTAAGTAAGTCCGTTCGGGAATCCGTCGGGGTGGCCGTACCAGTAACGACGTATCTGGAACGGGTCTTCGATAGGGAAAGCGGCGTTTAATATAAGGCCCATTTTAGAACGAACGATCGTACCGCTTTTCGCGATACAATTTTCGCGATACGTCCAGCCATATTCTAAAACGAAAAGCTTCATCATTGAACGGCCCAGGGTAATCGTATCGATAAACGCCGTCGAAGTAAGATCGGGAAGGGGTGTATAAAGTTCTTCCGAATAATCGTCGTTCATAACGACGCAGGTTTCGCCGACTGTCGTGCATTGTTTTTCGGATTCCAGACCGACGAAAGGCCCCAGGGCCGAACCCGAATACGTCGCGTCTTTCAGAACGTAACCCCTGGTTATAATTCGAAACCCGTCAACGTAAACCGGCGACGTTCCGTTCGTAGGCGTGGCGGAACCTCCGATCGTCGTAAAGACGTCCAGAACCATATCTTCCGAACTGAACCTGGGCTGTTCGCGACATTCGTTCCAGGTAAGCGTTATTTCGTAATCAGAACCGACGACCTGGAAACTGATCGTTACCGCCCGATTAAAGAAAATATTCGCGTAAATCATATTCGAAAAGTTCAAAATCGTAAGAAGGCCGATCGTATCGACCTTAAACGACGACGACGAAAAGTCCGAAGACGAATCGATCGTAAAATCGTAACCCCAAATTTTGAACGTCGTCCCGTCGCTGGGTACCGTACACGTCGTCGGGAAGACAAAGACGACGGTCGCGAACGCCCCGGGCGTACTGATCGCGTCGGCGACGTCAGGCTGGAGACAATACCGAACACAATCGGACAAAGGAACCGGCGGTTTTTGATCGTCCAAAAGATCGACCATTCCGTCGGGCTGTTCTGTTAAAGTTATCATTCTGTCGAACTTTTCGGCGTGTAAATTTGAACCAAAGTAAAGGGAAGTAAATACGATTCGGTTACCCCGTATTCGTCTTCGTCCTTCGTGTAACCGATACCCAGTACGAAGACCGGCTGGGCCTTCGCGAACGCCGGTTTACCGGTCTTTACTTCGTTAAGTTTTTCGATCGTCCTTAAAAGCGCGTCGATCGGTTTTTGCGCGAATCTTCTTTTTATCATACTTCGCGGGAAGTTTCCAGGGCCGCTTCCCTTTCGGCCGTTCTGTTTCTGTCGTCCAGACCGGCGACGACCGCCGAACCTGTTTTCGCCGAAGTCTTATCGGCGACAGCTGTCGCGAACGCGTCGACCTGGTCGTCGGTAAACGACGCTTCGGTCGTAATCGCCAAAACTGTGCCGCCCGCTTCGCCTGGGGCTCCGACCTGGGGCGTAAAGTCCAGCGTTCCGCCCGATTCGAACTTCCGTCCGCCGTGTAAGTAATTGAATTCGGATAACTGTCGGATTTTCTTCGATGCTCTTTTGTTCAGGATAACAAAAATTTCGTCTTCTTCGACTTCGACCTGGGTGCCATCGTCGAAGACCCCTTTCGTTCCTCCCTGACTGTGCGGACGTCCGCCAAATACTCCAGAACGAAGACGAAGCGCGCCCCCCTGGGCGAATTTCTGACTATTGATAACCGCGATCTGGGCAGCGCCAGCGACAGCGGCAAGCGCGGCAAGTACAAACGACAGGGGCGGAATCGCGCCCGTAAGCGCCTTCGTAATAGCCAAAGCCGTGTTAATAACCGCTTCGACGATCGCGATTCGCTTCTTCTTTTTCGCCGCGTCCAGTTCGATCGCCTCCTTCCGTTTCTGGTATGCCGCGTCGATCTTCGCCAGTTCGTCAGCGTCGCCGGCCGCTTTCTCCCTTTTCCGTTCCGTTTCTTCGTCCAGCGCCTGAATTTGTTCGTCCCGTTCCCGGTCGATACTGTTTCGCTGAATTTCGAAAATAGCGCCAGCGATCGTTCCGGCAGCCTCCAGAGCCGCTTCGCCGATTTCCTTCCGAAGTTCTTCTTCTTCTTTCAGTCGGGCCAGTTTGTCTTCGTGGACTTTCTGGTCGGCGTCGTTTACGCGATTAAGCGCGTCGATCTGGATTTGTTCGGTCTGGTCGACCGTCTGTCTTACCGCGTCCTGGTATTCAAGTTCAGCGGCTTTTCGTTCTTCGATCGCCTTCTTCCTAAGTTCAGCGATACGAACCGACGGGTCTTCGCCGGTTTGCTGGGCTTGCTCCCTTGCCGCTTCGATTTCCTGTCTGGTCGTTTCTTCGATCGTCGCGATACGGGCGTTAAGTTCAGACTTCGCGACTTCGATTCTGGTCTGGGCCAGTTCTTCGGCGATCGCTGTTACCTTTTCGGCCCGTTCACGCTCCAGCGTCAAAGTACGAACGTTAAAGGATTCCTGTTCTGTCGTAAACGCTTCGTCGAACTGTCGCTGGGAAATAACCCCTTCTTCCAGTTGTTTCGTAAGCTCCAGTTTCCGGTCTTTCAGTACCTGGGTAAGTTCGGTCTGTTGTCTGGTAAAGTCGGTATTCGCGATTTCGACTTCGGTCTGGGCAAGGGCCTGGGCGTTACGATCTGCCAAAAGTTTAACTTCCTGGAATAAGTCTTCCAGTTCCCGTTTTTGTTCTTCGATCGCTGTCTGTCTTTGATCGCGAACTTCGCGAATCTGTATATCGTAAGCCGCGATTATTGACGCCGTTTGTTCTTCGATAAGACGAAGTTCTTCGGCGTCGGCAGTTGTCGCGACGCCCCCCTGGTCGGCGATCTTTTTCTGGAGGGTTTCGCGGGCCTTCGCGACTTTATCCAAAGCGTCCAGACGTTTGTTTTCCAGTTCGGTTTCCTTCCGGTCGAAGTCGCTGGTAAGGGTCGACGCGTCCAGTTCGCGAATCGACTTTTGTAATTCGCGAATCCGTCCGATCTGGGCTTCCAGGGCGCGGGCTTCCTTTTCGGCTGCCGCTTGCGCTTTCTGTTCGGCTGCTTCCCTCCGACGACCCGCTTCGTCGTAAATTTCGTTTTTCCGGTTTTGTACCCGTTCCAATAATGTCGCCGAATCGCCTTCGGCCCGAACCCGTTCGACCAGTAATTCGCGAATCCGATCGGCCTGGTCTGCCGTAAGTTTGTATTCGTCTTCCAGTTGTCGGGCCAGATCGAAGTTACCCTGGGCGATCTGGTTCGCCTGTTCTTCGGTAATCTGTCCGGTAAGAAGTAATTTACGACGTTCGATATCCAGTTCCTTATCGATTAAGGCGGTTCGTTCTGCCAGGTTTTCGGTTTCGATCTTCGTTATTTGTGCCGCTATTTTAAGACGTTCAGAATCCGACCTGGTTCTGTCTTTGAGCGCGACAGATAACTTTTGAACAGCGACTTCGGCGCGTGCTGTCGTAAGGGTAAAGTCTTTCTGGGCGTATTCCAGTTCTTGCATTTCCTTTTTTAACTGGGCCGCGTTCTTCGCTGCTTCGATCATTTGGGAACCCATACCGTCGACAGCTTCGCCGACTTCGTCGAACGCTTCGGACAGACCTATTTCCCCGCTAAACAAACGCCCGAAAACCGCGACGACCTGGGCGACGCGACTTACCAGAACGTCGAAAACAGCCGAAAGCCCGGCGACAGCCTGTTCGACGAAGCCGACGATCGGGGCGAACCTTTGGAAGACCGCGATCAGTCCGACGATCGCCGCGATAATAAGTCCGATACCCAGTGCAGCCAGTACCGCTTTAAGGACAGTACCCGCCGCGCTGAATAACTGGGCGCCCTTCGCTCCAGCCTTCATTCCTTCGCCCGCTACCTGTCCGGCTTTCCCGGTCGCTTCGGTCGCTGTCGCGGCTTCGATTCCTGATTCCGCGACGTCTTCGTTCGCTTTCTTTAAATCCTTCGACGCGGTAAGGTAATCTTTGAACGACGCGACCCCGTCCTTAAATGACTGGAACCCTTCCCGGGCAGCGTTACCGAAATTACCAAGCGACGTTTTACCCTGTTCGAAAAGGTTTATCGCCGTGTTAAGGATTCCGGCCTGTTCGCCCAGGGTTCCCCCGAAACTTCCCAGCGCGTCGGCCGCTGATACGATCGAATTCTTATAATTCCCGACAGACCCGGTAAAATTCCCGACTTCCTGTTCCATGGCTGAAATTTCTTCTTTCAGCCCGGCAGCGTTTTTTATCAGGGTTTTGCCGACGTCGGATTCCCGTTCCGCTTTCGATAATTTGGATATTTCGACGACAAGTTTCGAATACTCCAGACGAAGACCAGCCAGGGAATCGGCCGGAACCTGGGCAGCCTTGAATTCCTTGTTTAACGCTTTTTGTTGTTCGGTAAGCTTGTCGATTTCGATTCGCGTCGCCGCCGCTTCTTCCGATAGTGATTCGAACGCCTTCGAATCCTGGTCGACCTTTCGTAATTCGGTGTTTATTTCCCGAAGTTCAGATCGGAGAACCGCTAATTTTGCCCCGACGTTTGCGTCCTGGACGACAAGTTCGAATAAAAGTTTCACGCCGCGAATTTTATATTATCGTATTCAGAAAGTGCGCTTTGTATATCCAGGACGAACAGGTCGCCGTACTTTTCGAAAAGCTTATCGGCGATCGGTTTACTTTGTTCCTCCAGAACGGTGCGGACGAATCCGGTTCGTTCTCCAGTCTGTGAAAACCTTAAACTGGAACGGGTCGGCATACCTTCCCGGGCGTGTTTATTCGCTGTCGCGAACGCGGCCCCGATCGCTTCCCGCCCCGAAAGGCCGCGATCTTCCCAGAAAGTAATTAAGCCCTGGATATATTGCGACGTTCCTCCTTTACCAGAACGACCGCCGAAGGGAATCCGGTCGGCAGTAACGCCGGTTTCGACGTAAATACCGTAATCTTCAAAATACATTCGACCGACGACGGAAGTACCATCGGCGGAAACTTCGAAGTCGATCGAATCGGACAGTTTACCGGTCAAAACGTGGCCCTGACGACCCAGTTCAGACCGTAACGCTGTCCGAAATTCGGACATAATATCCGTAACGACTTCCTTTAAATTCATTTCTGCAGGATTCCCCGAACAATTTGTTCAGACCTTAAAAGTCTGGCGTTAAAGGTATCGGATTCGACCCGTCGGGCCTCCAGTAAGCGAATTATCTGGTCGACTTGTTCGGACGATATTTTTAACGTCGAATCCTGTTCGACCTGCTTTCCTGGGTACCTGATCGCGATAAAGTCGGCGTCGAATGTCGATATCTGTTTCCCGCCAGGAATCGCGACGTTATTACAAGTCCAGGACGACGGTATCGGATAACACATAACCGAAGACCGATCGAAAGCTGTCGTTATTACTGCGGCGGGCGAAAACTTGTTTAAGACATTCGATCGAATCGTCGACGTCGACCAGTTGTTCGGCGGGCCGGATAAGTCCCGGATAACCTGGGCTTCATTCCAGCAAATACCCCCTTCCGGGTTTTGGTGTTCGTGGTAAAGGCCCAGCGCGTGACCGAATTCATGCTGGACGACGTCGCGTCCCATCCAGCCCAGGTTCATCGTCGCCTTACTTTGGGCGATCGATTTACAGTCCGTACCGACATAAGACCAGGCGCCAGACGACGGATAAAACGAAATTCGGATATCGTAAGGCCCCGACGCTGGGTAAGTGAATTCGACGTTCGCGTAATTCGTCCAGTCCTGGGCGTACTTCTTCGTTTGACTGATAAGTTCGACCGTCGTCGGGCCGACAAACCCGATCTTAAAAACATAACCGGTCGGCCAGAATTTACCCTTCGCGCCGACAGCGCGACGAAGATCGGACGGTTCGTCGATCGTTAAACAGCTCCAGTTCTGGAAGGTATCGACGACCGTCTGGCTTACTCCAGGGCTGTCGATCGCGTTCTGTCCGGTGTCAGTACAAAGGGAAAATGTAAAAACAGCGCCAGCCAGCGCCAGGTAAAGCCAGAAAGACGGAAACCGAAGAAACCGCCAGGTAAAGTTTTTCATTCTAAAGAATCTTTTAAAATTGGACGTGAATAATATTTTCCCTGATAAGTGCCGCGTCGCTTCATTTTTAACTTTACGATAACCCCGTCTTTAACGACGACGTTTCGAATATCGGAAGGGTCAATCGTAAAAATCGCGACGATTCCGTCCGGGTTTTTATTCGGGTTTTTATTCGACTTTTTATTCGGCATCTTAACAGTTTTTGCACCCGCTTTCGAATCCGATCGAACCCAGGGAAAGGGCGTCGTTCGCGAAGTCGACAGTCGGGCAATTTTGAACCTTAATTTTTATCTGAACCTTCGTCCCGTAAATGTTTTTCGCCGGGTATTCGACCCGTATAAAACGAAGGGCCTTATTATCGCCCGCAAGAACCGTACCTGGGTAAGTCTTTACCGAATAACTGGCGATCTGGGCCTGGGCCTTTGCATACCCCAGAAAAGGAAGGAAGTAAATCTTTTCGACAGGGTCGACGTCTGTCGTCGCTGTTACAATTCCGCCCAGGTATTTAAGAACCGAATCCAGTAACTGTTCAGTATCTAAATAAATTTGGTTTATAGGACGACCGGCGCAGGACTGGGGCGCGTCTTTCGCTTTATCGCCCAGGAATGTATCTAAAACAGAAAGCTCCAGTAAATACGTTCGACTGATATTCCCCTGGAAGATCGCGCCGTCCGCGTCGTTCGCGATTTCGAACGCTGTCAAAACTGGGTACTGGTACCGTATTTGATTCGCGTCGAATTTCGACAGTTCCCAGGAACGGGAATAAAAGAACGGCGTATTCTTATCGGTAGGAATTACGCCCAGGGTATCGGTTCCGACTTCCGAATTCTGTCGCGGGTCACGCTGTAAAAGACGAAAGGTCTGGAGTTGCGAACAGGGTCGAACCGGATTCGCAACTGGGTAATATCGGACAGCGTCGCGAAGAACCCGGTAATAATCAGTTATTTGTAAATTCATAACGAAGCCTTTTCGATTGATAATAAACGAACCGCGTCTTCAAAGGTAGCCCGATAAACTGATTCCAGCGCAGACATATCTGGAGAATCGAACCAGCCCTTCGAAAGTAACGCAACAGTCATTTGCCGCCAGCCGACCTTTTTAAACGTTTCTTCCGTGTGCGCGATCGACCTTTCGAACGCTTCCCTTTCTTTAACTGGGTCGCCGCCACGGCTGCGAAACTTTGGAGGCTCAAAAAACCAGCGACAGGCATTACGTTTTCGGAGTTCCGCAAAATACTGCTCAAAAAAAAATCTACGTTTAACGCTGTCGCGGCGTCGATTTCGGAAAAGAAAGACGCCCGGTTCTGAATCCAGGCTTCCCGTTCCGAATCTTTAAAAGGAAGGTTTTCGCCGTCCTTTCGGGCCAGTATTGCCAGCGTTTTAAGATACGTCGAATAAATAAGGGAACCGTTCGGGTCGCCGGCCTTTTCAAGTTCCAGCGTTTTGATCTTATCGAAGTGCGAAGAAAGGTCGCCCAGCATACCGGTACCGGCCGCCTGTTCTTCGATAACTTTGTTAATCCTTCGACGAAGTCTTCCGTCTGGGTCTGCCTGGTTTTCGGTAACCTGTTTTTTGAATCTGTGAACCTCCGCGACTTCGATAACTTCGATCGCCGAAAGTCCTGGAAGAATCGTTTCCCCTTTTACCGCCGACTGGAGTATTACCGGAATCCTGAACTTTTCGCCTTTGTAATTAAAGACCGCCTGTTCTGGAGTAAGTAAGGTACCCTTCGCCTTCGATAACAGTTTTAAAGCGTGTGCGAAAATCTTCGCGATCGAATCGATAAGGCCAGGTTCCGAAAACGTTTCGTACTGGGCGACGACCATCTGTTCGAACGGGTACCCAGTAAATTCGGCGACCGCTTTCGTTACATATTCGGCGACGTTATCCGCGTCTTCGTCCATCTTCCGACATTCGACCAGGAAGTCGATAAACCGGTTAAGGGGCAGTTCTGACAAGTTCGAAGGAATATCGAATTTCGCCAGAACCGACCCGTCCGGCTTCTTTAAAGTGCCCTGATACATTTAATCGACGTTTTGGTTCGCGTAACTGATAAGGTTCGCGGCAAGTTGTGTGTTACTGCCGTCTTCCTTATAAGCGATATTATAATTTTTAAGGGTCGCGACAAGTTGGTCGCGTGAATACTTACCGGCCGCTGTCTTCGCTTTGACTTTCGCGACTTCCTGCAGATCGATAAGAAGATTATCCGCAACAACCTCCGGCAAGTTTGTTGAGGTCGACGGTAGGTTTTCGTTCGAATCCCCTTCCGATACTTCGGACTTTCCCGGCGCGTCGCCCCCTCCAGGGACGTCGGAAGGATTCGAAGAAACGTTCGCCTGTTCTTCGGTAATTGGTTCGTCTGGAAGATTCTGGCGGTATTCCTGCAAAGGTGTAACCGACCCGTCTTCCTGACGAACGCCCGCTTCGTTAACGACCGTCGGTCCGACGTTCTGTTCTCCGACTGTTCGTTCTGTGATTTCTGTAACCGGTATCGGTTGTCCCTGTTTTACCTGGGACGCTGCGACCTGTCTGGTCGCCAAAGGGTGCTGAAACCGACGAAGCGAACGTTCTCCAGGCTTTTGTTTCTGTCGTGTGTGGGTCTGTTCGTCGACTTCCTTCCAGGCTTTCGTCCCGTCGTGGCCGAACTGGTTTGTAAGAAATTCGCGTAACTGGAGAACCGCGACGTCGGTCGCTGATCGTTCAGACCGAAAGGCCGCGTAAAGGGCTTTTGTTTGTGTCAGTAATAACATAAATAAATCGTTTAAAGTGAGGCGACCCGTCGGGTCGGAATTTCGATTTTAGGTAAGATATCAAAGATCGGGCGAATCGATATCGCGTCCGCGAAGTCTGGACTTCGACCGATCGCTTTCCTTATTTGTTCCTTTGGTATAATCCGAAGTTTCCCGTCGGTATTGGTTTCGGGTTTCCTGATCGCCCGAAGTTCCTGTTCGATTTCCGTCTGGTACGTTACGTCTTCGGCAAAGATCGAACAGTTTTCGATTTTATCGCGAAGTAAAAAATACGCCTGGGCGCGAAGGTTCAAATACTGGGGCCGGTTTGTCGCTGTCTTTTCGCCGTGTATTTTGGTAACTTTCTGTTCAGCGATCGGCGCCCCGCCTCCGACGAACGGATAAGCTGTCCGAAGGAATCCTTTTAAGTACGCGCCGACGCCTCCAGAATCGAAAGCGATACGTCGAACAGGAACCGACCAGTCCGCGGCAGCGCGTTTTATTTCCGCGACGACCTGGTCGCCCAGGGACTTATCGAAGACCCTGATTTCGACAATAACCCAGCCGTCCCAGACAATAATTACGAATTTGTCGGTACCCTCCAGGGCGATATCTGCCGTAATATATCGAACGCCGGTTTTCCTGACGAAGTCGTTCGAAAAAATATCGCCGATCGCCTGGTTCGTGTAAAGTCGAAACGCGTCGTTATCCAAGTTAATCCAACGACCGTCTAAAAGTTGGGCGCGTTCTGTTTCGGTAAGTCCTAAAAGGTTGCCCAGGTACCCAGGGTTCGATTTTAAAAGAACCTGATTTTCGAACAGTTTCCCAGCGACGAAGGTTATCGATCGAATCGCCCCTGGTAAAAGTTGGGCCGCGACCTGGGCCGGTAAGGACGTCAGAATCTGTTCTGGAGTTTCGGCCATAACGACCCGATTATCGATTCTCGCCATGTACAAAACGACGCCCTGCATTTCAGGAATCGGAGCGCCGCGAAGAATTTCGACTGGATAATCGTCTGGGTATATCCAGGGCGAAATAAGTCGCTTAACCCAGCCTTCGCCCTGCGGATTCGTCGAAGCGCGGACGTATGGTTCGACCAGACAGTCGCCCGATCGGTTCCTGGATAACATATAAAAGAACTGTTCTTCGGTGAAGTGCGTCAGTTCATCGAAAGCGATATACGGAATTTCGGCCCCCTGGTAACCGTAAACGTCGTCTTCTTTGTGAAGGTGCGCCAGCTGTAAATCGAAGCCGGTCGGGAAGGAAAATTTAAAGTATTGGTTTCCTCCGAAGGGCGTCGGACGGAACCCGGGCTGGAGTTTCCGAAACAGACTTTTCGCCTGATCCCAAAGACCGCCGGTCGTTTTGATTTGTACCGCTTCCCGCCGAAAGATAATCCCTTTAAAGTTCGGCGTCGGGTCGACGACGTATTTCAAGGGTTCGTAAAGTAAACAGAACGTTTTCCCGCAACCGGCCGAACCTCCGATAATCGCGATATCCGCCGGACAGTCCGTCGCCTTTTCCTGGAACCCGACCTGGGGCTTTACGTTTATTCTCATTTTATCGACGTCGATTTCTGTAAAAAAGGACTTCAATAATAACAGCAAGAACCAGACCGAGCCCGGCAGCGTAAACCCAGGGTACCAGGAAAAACCCAGCGAATAACAGGACGACTTCGACGACTTTATTACCGACATAAGAAGTAAGTTCGGAATACTGTCTTAACATTAAAAACATAATCGGAGCGCCCAGAATCGCGGCCCATTTCTGCCCAGGTGTAAGCGACTGCCAAAGGCCCTTGTTATTTAAAGGCCATTGTCCCATAATAAAAAAAATTGCCCGACTGTCTGGAGGGTAGGAAGACAAGTCGGGCGGGCTTTCAATTCGTTTTTGCGTTCTGGATTTCTCCGATATTTGATTCTTTACCCCATTTTGTAACGACAAGGTACCCGAACGGTACCGGCTGTAAAATTATCGGGTCGTCGATATGAACGAAGGACTTCGGGTCGCCAGGAACCAGACCTGGTTTAAATCGAAGACGATAATCGACGACTTCGACAGCGCCTTTATATCGTTCAAACATTGTGCCAGGCGCGACGACCGAAGGACATACGTTCGACGACAGATTAAACGCCGTCGACCTGGTAATCGTCGAAGTCGGTATCGTAAGCGAAACTTCGAATTTATGTACCAGGCCGCGTTCTTCCCGACCGACCTTCCATTCGACCCAGACCAGACCGTCTTTAATTGACGCCAGGCCCATATCGACCAGCCATTCGGAACCGAAAATGTCGATCTTCAAAAACAGACGGTAAACGTCGTGTTCGCTGTTCGCTGATACCAGGACAAACGAATCGCCGATCGGTAACAGTTCGAACGGCTTTTCCATATCGCCAGGAATGTAACCAGACCGAAGACTTAACGTCGACCCTTCGAAAGTCGAAAGGGTACCTTCGACGCCGTGTTTATTGCTTGTCAAAGCCTGGAGTATTCGGCCAGGAATCGAAGGGTCTTCGAACTTTTCGTCTTCGGGTCGAAGTCTGAACAGTTTCAGTTCCAGCCGATTTTTTACCGGTATAATTCCGGTAAAGTTCAGGAAGGAACCCAGAACCAGATCGTATTTACGACAGATATCGCCGATCTGTTTTTCGGTAACGAAGTTATTACCAGGATAAAAGACCCGATACTTTTCGACCTGGTCGACAAAGTCTTCGGCCTTTACTCCGACGGGCCGGTATTTCTCCAGGTAAGTAAAGTCGTTCGCCTGTCTGACTGATTCGAAAAGGTCGAAGGTAAACTGTTCGTGAATTTCTTCGATAAGTGCCGTTTCCATGTTTGACGCGTTTTGTAACGGTAAAAATATAACGCAAAGATAACGAACGGGCGACAGGTGCGCAACCCGTCGCCCGCTTTTTAAAAATGTCGAAAGACGATTCGGTTCTGTTTTAAATGGAAGATTCCAATATTACCAGAAACTTCGAAAGGTTCGATCGACGTCGCGTCGCGTAATATCCAGGAATAAAGACCTTCGGAGTAAGGGACGAAAGAAAGATCGGCGTCTTTCGGCTTCATTGGTCGGCAGTCGACCAGTTCGACGACGGCGATCGCCTGTCCCTGGGGCATAATACTTTTGTA